TTGGTATTAAGCAAACATCTCCAACTATTTTTACACCTTTTTCTGATACTTCTACTTTGCAATATGGATTATAATTTTCTTTTAGAAATTTGATTAATGGCATTGCCAGCAGTTTTAGTTCATCTTTTAATTCATTTTCTTTTTCATCTTCCATTTTTCTCACCTACTTTCTTTTTTATTGCAATATTTTGTTAATGTACTTGTAACGCACTTGTAATTGATAAAATGTATATTGTGGTGTATAATCCACTTGTGCGTGGTTAATATACAACATATTGTGTTACTTTTGTTTTAACACGTCAGTCAAATTTATTGTAGTTGATGTAAGAATTGCCACCAGCTCATCAGCTGTCAATACACGATTTTCTCGTAACGAACGCCGTAGCATTTCATAATCAATACCCGTCATTCGTGCTACATGTGCTATTGTTATTCCGTTTTGAATCATGTATTTTGATATTTTGTGTTGTATTTTTTCCATGTGTATCACCTTAAAATTTAATATTTTTATAAATTTTTATTAATGAAAGGATGTGATTTCGATGGGCAAAAATCAATGGGTTTCTCCACGTCAAAATGGTTGGGCTGTTCACGGCGAAGGTAACCAAAGAGATACCAAAATATTCAACACTCAGCGTGAAGCTCAAAATTATGCACGAGATGTAGCAATTAATCAACGTAGCGAAGTTATCGTGCAAGGTCGTAACGGTCGTATCCGTTCAAAAGATAGCTATGGCAATGACCCTTGTCCACCAAAAGACACCGAACACTAATCATATTTAGGTGTTAATCTTATCCTGTAACCTTCAGTTATGTTTACTAAATTAGACTGTATAACTGCAATGGTTACAGGTTTTTCTTCGTCTGTTTCTACTACAATTTTTGTATATTGACCTAATGCTTTTTCATCTTCCATCACTTCTCACTTCCTTTCTAATGTTGTACCTTAATTCATAAACTTCACGAATTCTCTAATAAAGAATAACCGCAGTATTTGCAATATCTCGCATCTTTCTCATTCTTAGTTCCACAATGTTGGCATACATTGCCTATCTTTCTTCCACACATTGAACAGAAATTGTCCCCTTCCTCGTAACTTGTTCCACAATATTCACACTTCATTACCCCTCACTTCCTTTCATTTACGCCGTTTTTGGCTCTTGAATAAATAACCATATTGTGCTAAAATGTAATAAATATAGACAACGCCGAGCCAAACCCACTACGGGGAGGTGTAACGACTGGACACGGAGCAACCTTTCCCACAGGTTGAAGGCACAGTCTGAACTCATAGGCGACTATGAGAGTTATGCAGAAATGACATAACCACGATTTTTCGGAGTAACAAATTGGATGTCTACGATTAAAAACGATGAAATCAGACTTTCAGGAATAGCAACAATGTCTAAACCACTTGATTCAACACAATATCCATCACTTTCAAAGATACAAGATGTAATTAAACCATTCAATGATTCAGTACTTGATTCTGCCGTTAAGCAACTCAAGTCTGAATATAATTCAATTAACGAGGTGACAATATCGCCCTGCTATACGGTAACGTATAGTTTGCACTCCGTAAATTCGGTGAAACTCTATATTTATTTTTCTTCAAGCACATAGTCTTTGCTGTGTGCTTGTTTTTTTATGCTGATTTTTGTTCAGAGCTTTGAACAATGTTGGCAAAAAAAAATTCACCAATTTCGGAAGTTTGAATTTCCAACAGTTCACAAGCTTTATCAATTTCGTTTTGTTTCCATTCTCTTTTGTTGTTTAATTTTAATGATATACTGCGTGGTGACATATTCATCGCCTCCGCAAATCTTTCTTGCGTCTTGAACTTTTCTTTAATTCTTCCCGACAACTTTGCGTACTTAAATGACATATTTATTTACCCCCTTTCTATTTTTTGTTCAGTATCTTTGAACAATTATATAATACCATGTTCTTCACCACTTGTCAACACTTTTGTTCAAAAAAAATGAACTTTTTTATAAAGCTTATTGACTTTTTGTTCAAGA